AATGGATTTTGTAGAAAAAATAAGAAGAATAATTAAAATGAGACATGATGATGTTGTACTTGCAATGACTTCTGGTGCTGTTGACAATATGGAAAAATACCAGTATATGTTAGGACAAATACGAACTTATCAGTATTTATTACAGGAAATATCCACCCTGCTAAAAACAAAGGAGCAAAATGACAGTGAAGGAACAATTATCAGCATCAAAGGAAAAGATAGTCCTACCAAATAAGACTCTCGTCGGTGTTGAACCAACAGAAAATAAAAAAGAAATCAACGAAGAATCAAAACTCCCTGAACCAACAGGTTGGAGAATTTTAGTTTTACCTTTTAAACAAAAAGAAAAAACTAAAGGAGGAATTATTCTAGCAGAAGATACAATTGAAAGATCACAAGTAGCATCAACTTGTGGTTTAGTTTTAAGAATGGGTCCACATTGCTATGATAAAGAAAGATATCCAGAAGGACCGTGGTGCAAAAAAGGTGATTGGATTATCTTTGCAAGATATGCTGGATCACGAATTAAAATCGATGGGGGTGAGATAAGACTTTTAAACGACGACGAAGTTTTAGCAACCGTGGAAAACCCTGAAGATATATTCCACGAATTTTAACAATCATAGGAGATACTATGCAACAAGAAGAAAACAAGGTAGTTGATATTGACACATCTGGTCCAGGTGCGGAAATAGAATTACCCGAAGAAAAAAAAGAAGACGTTGTAGAACAACAAACAGAGGACACAACAAATGAAACACAAGATCTTAAAGACGGCGGTAGCGCCGATGACACACCTGAGAAATCTGATGAGCAGTCTGATGTTCAAGGGAGTGATCAGCAACAAGACAACAGTAAGCAAATTGAAGAGTATTCTGAAGGCGTTAAAAAGCGAATAGCTAAATTAACAAAAAGAATGCGTGAAGCTGAAAGGCAAAAAGAAGAAGCTTTACGTTTTGCTGAAAGTATTAAAAAGGAAAGAGACCAATTTAAAACTACAGCAGATTCTTTAGATAAAAATTATGTTGTAGAAATGGAAGGTAGAATTACTTCTTCTATTGCAGCTGCTCAAGAAAAATTAAGAGCTGCAAGACAGAACGATGATTCTAAAGCTGAAACAGAAGCTTTAGCTGCTATTTCTCAACTTGGTTATGAACAAGGAAAATTAGCTGAATTAAAAACCCAGCATCAAATGCAGGAAACAGCGGCTAAAGAAAAACCTGTTGAACAACCATTATATCAACAACCACAAGCACAAGTAGCGGCTCAAACTCCTCCTGATCCAAGAGCAGAGGAATGGGCTGAAAATAATGAGTGGTTCGGTAAAGATAGTGCAATGACATATACAGCGTTTGATTTGCATAGAAAACTTACCGAAGAAGAAGGAATTGACCCTAGGTCGAGCGAATATTACGCAGAAATAGACAAGAGAATAAGACTTGAATTTCCGCATAAATTTGATAAACCTATGGACAAACCAGTTAGTAAACCTACACAAACCGTTGCCTCTACAACGCGTAGTTCAAAGACTAACCGTAAATCTGTGAGACTCACATCATCACAAGTAGCAATTGCTAAAAAATTAGGTGTGCCACTAGAAGAATATGCGAAACAACTTATGAACACGAAGGAGGTATAGGCATATGGAAAATAAGAAACCAACTCGTGCGAGCCAAGCAAAGAAAAGTGATTCAACAAAAGTTGAAACACGATCTTCGGAAGTTAAAGTAAAACAACAACCGAAAGTTTGGACTCCACCATCGTACTTAGATACGCCCAACGCGCCAAATGGCTACAGACACAGATGGGTCAGGGTAGAAATCCTAGGATTCGTCGATACTAAAAACATACAAGGTCGTTTAAGATCTGGTTATGAATTAGTAAGAGCAGACGAGTATCCAGAAGAGGACTTTCCCGTAGTTTCAGACGGCAAATACGCAGGGGTGATCGGGCACGGAGGCCTTGTGCTGACAAGGGTACCAGAAGAGATCGCGCAGCAAAGAGCTGAATATTATGCCAGACAGGCACAAGAACAGCAGGCTGCAATTGACGCCGATCTAGCGAAGGAACAGCATAAGAGTATGCCTATCAATATTGATAGAAATACTCGTGTAACCTTCGGTGGCTCCAAGAAGGGTTAATTTTTTAACAATTCGGAACCAGCGAAATAATAGTAACCGTACTGGAGGCCCGCAAGGGCAGGTACATTTAAGGAGAAAAAACTATGGCTAATAGTTCATCGACTGGTTTCGGTCTGAAACCAATTAAGAAAGTCGGTCAGAATTACGACGCTGGCGGTTTAGGTGAGTATCCAGTTGCAGCTAGTGCAACAGCTATTTACAACCAAGATATGGTTGCAATGGCAAACACAGGTACTGCGGCAGTTGCTGCAGCAGGAACTGAGCTTAACCTAGGATCGTTAAACGGAGTATTCTATACTGACGCAACAACTAGTAAGCCAACATTTCAAAACTATCTTCAAGGCTCTAATACAGCTACGGATATAGTTGCGTTTATAAATGATGACCCGAATCAGATCTACGAAGTAAGATCTAACAATTCAAGTGCATCAGCTCAAACGGATGTTGGTAACACTGCTGAAATAAGTTATTCAGCTGGTGCGAGTCCAAACTACATCTCTAGAACAACTCTAGATGACAGTACTTTGAACACGACTAAACAACAATTAAAAATCGTAGGCGTATCGAGAGATCCCGAAAATAGCGACTTAACATCTGCAAATGTAGTGTGGAGAGTTGTTATTCTAGAGCATTTCTTTAATACAGCTACAGGGGTATAATAGGAGTAATTAAATTATGGCTATATCACGTAATCAACTAGTAAAAGAACTAGAGCCAGGTTTGAATGCACTATTCGGCCTGGAGTATAAACAGTATGAACAAGAACATGCTGAAATATACACAACTGAGTCAAGCGACAGAGCTTTTGAAGAAGAAGTAATGTTGTCAGGATTCGCTCAAGCACAAGTTAAACCAGAAGGTTCTGGAATAGCTTATGACAGTGCTCAAGAAACTTTCACAGCAAGATACACTCACGAGACAATCGCTCTTGGGTTTGCAATCACTGAGGAAGCTATTGAGGACAATTTGTATGACAGACTTGCGTCTAGATATACAAAAGCTTTAGCAAGATCTATGGCTCAAACTAAACAAGTTAAAGCAGCTGCACCATTAAACAATGGTTTACCTGGAGGTAGTTTTACTTCTGGTGACGGTGTAACTCTTTTCAATACTGCGCACCCAACTGTTGCTGGAACTTTCAGTAATACGTTGGCAACAGCTGCGGATTTAAACGAAACTTCATTAGAACAAGCAATGATAGACATCGCTGCTCTTACTGATGAAAGAGGTTTAAAAATCGCTGCGAAAGCTGTTAAGATGATCATTCCATCTGCACTACAATTCACTGCTGAAAGACTTATGAAGTCTTCTCAAAGAGTTGGAACTGCTGATAATGATATCAATGCAATTGTAAGCATGGGAATGGTCCCAGGCGGATACTCAGTTAACCACTATTTAACTGATACAGATGCGTTCTATCTTACAACAGACGTACCAAATGGTATGAAGCATATGGAAAGAGCTCCTCTATCTACTAAGATGGAAGGTGACTTTGATACTGGCAATGTTAGATACAAAGCTAGAGAAAGATACGTATTTGGCGTATCTGACCCTAGAGGTATTTTTGCATCACCAGGTGCTTAATCAATAAATTTGAGGCGGGACATAATCCCGCCTCATTTCAATAATAGAAAGAAAAAACCATGAAAAAATTCCTTGTAAACATATACGCTTATGATCATCACGCTAGATTTGAAGTAGAATCTAAAGATGATGCCGTTTCTTTGGAGCAATCAATAGTTGACAAGCTAGGAGAAAATAGTATAGTTTGGGAAAAATCGGGAATGTTTAGAAACTTTCCTTATCGAATAACCTATGAGGAGGTTAGTAATGATACAAGACCTTTACAAAGTAAAAAGGTCCTTGGAGTTGAAGTGGGAACAGGAGCATCTATCTAATGGTAGGTATACTCTTGAAATGGTCAGAATTGATGACAAAGTTAGAGAAGTCATTACGAAGATCAAGCTGGAAGAAGCAGCTATGGCCCACAGGCAGAATACTATTGATAATGCCGCTCCTGAAGTTTCTGTAGCCACTTAATAAAAAGCTACATCGTTGGATAATTCCACTCCACACCTAGGGATCTCTTGCACTCTACTCAAATCTAGTATATAAAATAATCACTATACAATTTTAAACGATACGTAGACGCGTATAGTCGACGGCCTAGAGACTATGTATCATAACTAGGAGGATAAAATTATGGCAAATACTACATTTACAGGACCGGTACGATCCGAAAACGGTTTTCAAACAATCGTTAAAAGTGCGTCTACTGGTGCTAACACAAATGAAATGACTTTTTCTCAGTACACTGCAACAGTAACTGTTGCTAATGGTGCTACTACAGGAAAAGAATCAGCAA